TTATTCAACCTCTACAAACTTTATAGAATCTCTTAAGCCTGTCCAATATAGATTGTCTTTAAGATTCGGCGCTACTCCGTCCTCGACTGAAACTTTATATATATTGTTAAACCTGAAAGGTTCAAAATGATATTCAAATTGTTCTTCATTGCCTCCGCAAGGCCATAACCAAAGCGGAGCTTTTACTTTTCTTATCTTTTCAAAAAGGTCTATGTCATTTTGAGATAAAGAGAAAATTGTAATTTTGAACGTCCAAGATTCGCCGCAATCGAAAATAAACTTTTTTCCATTTTGTAAGGTCAAACTTCCTTGTTCAAATTCCAAAGCATTTTTGAATTCTTGAGGTTGTTCAAATTGTCCTAAAGTGGTAAGTAATAATACATTGCCAATTTGTTTCTCGCTATCGGCAATTTCCGTCTCTTTCCCTGATATTCTTATTTTGAGAATATCGGTTCTAAAAACAAAAGAAACAACGCTAAAGCCGTCGGATGTTTGTATTGTATAATCTGTATCTTTAACTAACAAGATGTCATTAATTGAAATAATCGGCGTTTTTATATTATGATCTGCAATTATTAGAGTATCTCCGGACGCTTCGCTGTCAAGGACTCTTTCTACATAAGATGTTATGTCATCGTCATTTTCGTCTTCCGATTGCCACGAATCAATATTATTTCCATTAAAAGCGAATTCTGCTTCTATAGTAGCCGAACTTGCAGAAACAGTACCCCCAAAATTCATATTTATTACATCATCGAGGAAAATTTTAATTCCAGAAAAAATAGGCATTACATTCTCTCCTTAACCGGAAACGGTTTTGTCTGCCCGGTGGCAATCATTTTGCTTATTCGAGCCTGTATATTCTTCGCCAAATTAGTTGATGTGTCTCCTATGATATCTCCGGAGACCTGTACAACTACACTTATTGAAGAATTATTTGCAGAAGAATTATCGACGTTTCCTCCGGATAAAGAAATATCTCCGGAACGAATCGCTTCAGAGAATGTTCTAGGCACAACCATTTCGCCTTCGTGGATTGTAGCCTGCATATCTTTAGGGACATATCCGGTACCTACGGCAAGCTGAACACCTGCAATGTTTGCAACATTTTCAAGACCTGCAACAACAGCAGCAGCAGCGGCAATTCCCGCGAGATATGGTCCTACAACAGGAATACCCGCCATAGCAGCATAAGCCTCATTAGCTGATTTATAAGTGTCTATTGTAGCCGTAGCGATAGCGGCTGCTTTGCCGACAGCAGCAACAGCTCTAATACTTGATGTCTGTATCTGAGAAAGGTTTCTAATTCCATCAATTTTCTTTTTAATACTTTCTTGCGAAAGCCAAACATCTAACTCATAAAAAAAACCAGCTTTTTCAGTTCTCGTATTTGTTTCTTTATCATTAAATTCTGAAAATTCTGCTTCAAGGGATTTTTTCTTTTCCACTAACAATCTATATTGTTGAGATTCTTCCCCGTATTTATCTTTTATGGCTTTAATTTCTTCATTGAGAAAACTTATTTTTGTTTCATAATCCAATTTATATTTGTTTACTTTTTCGGCATATTCATAAGACGTGTATGAATTATTTAAATCTGCGACTTTCTGCAAAACAGATTCCGTCGAAGAAATAATCATATCCGCTTTACGTTTTTCTAAATCTTCGGCCTTTTTTAAATCTTCTTCTTTCTTCTTTTGGGCTTTTTGCCTTTCTTCTTCGGCTGTTTTTTCAGCCGCAATATTCTTTTGTGCCTCCGCAATTCTTGCTTCGTTAGCCTCTCTCTCTATTTTTCTGCTTTCAAGAAGACCTTGCATTTTTTGGTCATTTAACGAAATTTCTCTTTTCGTTGCCTCAATCAAAGCTTCGGATTCGGCTATTTTCTCTGTCGCTCCAGGAGCATATTTTTTAAGCGTGTTTAAATCTTCTTGCTGTTTTATCAACTGATTTTGCAATTCAATTTCTTTGTCTAAATAATTAAGTTCGATATCGGATAAATTATTTAATGTCTCTTTTGCAGTAAAACGATCATTAAACAGATTTAAAACTTTATTTAAGAGAGGAACTACTCCGCTTGCAAGCTCTTCTTTAAAATCGCCCCACTGCTCCCTCAATAAATTTGTTTGAGTAATTATATTATCAGCATTGATGTTTACAATGTCGCCGTACTTCTTTTCAATTTGGCTTAATAATTGTGTAAACTTTTCGCTTTGAGAAGCAGTTTCATCTATTTTAATTCCCCAGCGCGAGAACATTTGAAAATTTCCCTCAGCTGCTTTTGCTACGGCCAACATTGATGAATTAAGATCCATTCCTAACGCCGATGATAAAGTTAAGCCGGCTTTAGTGGCTCTTTTTAATTCATCGCCTATAAGGCCATAGTTGACCAATAACCGCATATTATCTTTAATGACATCGTCATCTATGCCGGAGATTGATCTTAACGATTTTGCGTATCTATCTAAATCGTCAGCCAAATAAGACGAATATATTCCTTGATTTTTAAGTGCCGAGGTTAACCTGTTTGCCGCCATCTCTTGAGCCGCAAAGCCTTTTATAGCATCTGTTATAGATTCTTTAGCGTAAGCATACGATAATCTTCCTAAAGACAATACAGTATCTGCTAATGCAAAAGAAAAAGTTGTACAACTTCTTCTCGCTCTTGAAAAAAGTTCAACAAATCCTTTAGTTTTTTTAGTAGTATTATCTAAAGCCTCTGCAGTCTTATCAATATCTTTAGCCGTTTGCGTTCCGGACTTCCCCATATCCGATATATTCTTGCCTATTTTCTTAATTTCCGGGGAGGCGGTATCTTCGACACTAGCTTTTATTTTTATTTCATTGTCGCTCATTTAAAAAGTCCTCTGGTATCAGGATTTTTTTCCTCGTCATCTTCTTCTTTTTCTTCTTTTTTTTGCATACCCTCATAACACTTGTTAAGTGTGTTATATAAATCTTTGCCGGCTTTTTGTCCTTCTTTTGTTGATATACTTGCAAATGCGCCGGCGCGAATATTGTTCAAATCAGCTGCTTTATTTCTTCCAAAATCTTCAGTTTCTTTTATTATCATAGAGCTGTACATCTCAACGATTTCCACCCAAGTTAATTCGCAAACCTGATAATAAGTAAAAGCGTAATGAGTAACGACAAAATCGACAATTTCTTTAATTTTTTTTTTATATTTTTGGAACTTTTTGCCTCTTTGTTTATTTTCTCCAGCTTAACGCCTAATGCCGTATAAAAAGCTTCGAGAAGAACATCGAGCTTTTTAATGATGTTTTTAGTATCGGCATCAGACAAGCTTTCTATCCAGCTGTCGAAAGTCATATTTTCGCGAAACTGATCTTTCGGCAACCCGGCGAAAGCCAAAAGGTAAATTGTCGTCTGTGGAGTTTTTTCTATAGATTTCGCTAAAGTCTCTAATTTGATGCCTTTGCTTTCCAGCCATAAAACAGCTGACAAAGAATATTTCAAGCGATATTCTTTATTTCCTATTTTTATGAAACACACTTCAAAAATTTTATTTAATATATCCATTTTCGTTGTCCTTTGGCCGGGCTGTTAACCCGGCCGAAGTTTTTATTTCTTTAAGCGGCCGGCTTAATCATATCCAGCCTGTATAAGAAACCCTCTGCTGAATCAATCAACGGCTTACCGTTAATTGTAGTTTCTCCGTAGGCTCTTTCCATCATAGGAAGACCTACGCCCTGCATAGATACTCTAGGTATATATGCGCTGTAGATAGATCCGTCCGACTGTCTCGGATAAATAATTTTTACAGCTTTCTCAACAATACCCGACGTTCCTCCGACTTTTATAGAGGAACTTCCTGCTGTATTTACCGGTCTTACTTCAACGGCAATTCTGCTCCCGACAGTAAGAACCGCATCAGCTGCCACCGCAAAAGAAATGCCTATATCGTCAAAAGATACTGTGCCTGATGTCGCAATTGAAACTTCGTCAGATATAGAGCCATCTTCTTCAAGCCAGCCTGTAGGACCGGAAGCCAATGAGCCTGCTACATAAGCCTTACATTTCCCTGTTGATGTTATTTCAAGAAAAACTGTACCAAATGGCAGATTTTCTTTTTTACCGGAAATGACTGAAGGCGTAAGTTTAGCGGCCAAGCCGGTATTTAGAACATCAGAAGGCGTGCCGACATATCCGGCCGCATCAGCTGCAGCTCTTGTTATTTCGGCATTTTCCATGACCGAAAATAAACCCTCCGAAATTTGTTTTACAGTTGACGAAAAAGAGTTGCTTGGAGCGCCGGCTTCTGCTTTGACTGCTCCCTGATAATTTCCTCCGGTAAGTTCAATCATTTCGACAGATCTTTCAAGCCCGCCTTCGCCAGTTACCGTAAATAACGCCTCAATTTTTTTTGTTATTCGGTTAAGGAATAATAGCGCTTCTCCTCCGAACAATGCTTGTATTTTCATCTTCTATATCCTCCTGTTTTTAACATCTGCTTTTTTTCCTTTTATTCATCTTTTTTTCTCCTCGTTATTCAAAATCTTTTTCTTGCCAACTTATCGTTTCCGGGCCAACTTTATATTGAGAGCCTATGCTCTCCCATGTAGTCCCTTTCTCAAAAACGATATTTACTCTATTTCTCACAACAGAAATTTGCTTGTTTAATTTCTTACCGACAAAAGAAACTACAACCTGACCATTCGGGGATATAAGATTGTTTTTCTTAACGATAATCTTTCCTTTGCCGTCAACATCAATAGCAGAACTTACTCTATCTGCTTTGAGAACTGCATTAATGTCATCTATATTTACCTTTCCTATCTTTCCATTTTTTTCGCTCATTTTTTTACCTCTAAAATAAAGAAACCGAGAACGTGCACATTGCCCCATATAAAGCGCGGTTTCCTATTGTTAATCCATCTACCAAACAGCTCTCGTATTTAATTAAAGGATTGTTTTCGAAAGCTGCACGGATACAACTTTCATACCTGTAAGCCATGATCATATTTTCTTTTGGCGCTCTATTTGTGGAGAAGCCGACAAAGACATTAATGAAAACAATGTCCGCTGATTTGCCTGTTATACTTCTAGGCTCTACCCTTAATATCTCGAGATAAACAAATTGGTTAGAATTTGCACTTTCGGTAATATTAAAATAATAATCATCGTCATCAACTAAAGATAATGGCAAATCAGGTTTTTGCGAATTATTTTCCGTTATACAATTATTAAGATTATCTTTTAATATTTTCTCGAAATCATTAAGTTTATCATCATACGATAATAGCTTCTTCATCTTAAACCTCTTCGGTTAACTTTATATTTATACCCATAGCCTTAAATCTTGCCTCAAAATACAAGACAAATATTCTTACGAAAGCCTTTGTTCTTGCAGGGCTGTCAAAGATTATCGGTCTTGCCGGCATTTTTTTACGGCCGTCTTTGGTTTTTGTGCCTTCCTGATGCCATAATGCAAGAAGGCTTTTCGCTCCGAACTCTGCGAAATATTTATCCATTTTAAAAATATGTCCAGGATCGCTTTCATTTCTGAAACTGTCAGCGAGAGTACCTGACCAGACCAACGTTCCGCCATTTGTATATTTGCTTTTTCTTTCTCTATATTTTTCAGACAAAGGCTCCCATGCAATACCATCAACGAATTTGTTTCCGGAGACTCTACCGCCTGTATTGGCGAATATCGCCGACATTCCTCTTAAAAAGTTATCGTGCCACTGAAAAAAAATATCTTTAAAATTAGATATTCCCCAAGCAGATAAACGGGCTAAGCTTCCGGAAGACAAATCAAATTGTATTTTCATCGAGAACCTCTATCCCTGAATTTATGTCTAGGCATTGCACAGTTGACGCCGGAGAACTCAAAGCAATTTTTCCATCTAAAATGGATTGAATATCCTCCAGTGCTTCTTTCTTCAAATCTCTACCTTTTTTCTGATCGACTTTTAAAATCGAAAAAGATTGAGTTTCGTCAATATCTCCGGCAACTAACCTCGTGCAAATACTTTTCAAAATTGCCAAATCTTTTGATTCTGTCAAAGGCAATGTATATTTTCTGCCGATAACAGCGTCGATATAGTTGCTCCTTTGTTCTATTAAAGAATCAACTTTTGCTTTTGTAATAGCTGAAGTCGCCGTAAAAGAGATGCTGTTGAAATATATTTCTACATCTTCCGATGTGCAATACATTATTTTTTACCTTTTGCAGCCTTGAGTTCGGCAATTCTTTTTAAAAGTTTCTTTTGTGCATTGCTGTTTTTAATCATTTTTGCCGCCTGTCTTTCCAACAGATTAATTTCAGCCAAAGCATTGTCATCTTCGCTGTTTGCCTTTTCATCTACGGCTTCGCTGACTTCGACAACTTTATTGACATTGAATTCTGACAATTTATTGAACTGTTGTTCGGTTAAGCTCTGCTTAAAAGAAGAACTTTTATCGGTAAACATAAAAGGATTTTCCGATATAAAGCCTTCCGTGCAATTTTTAAACAAGAACGGCAATTTTTCTTTAGATTTAATTTCCATAATTTAAAAACCTCTTTTATACAGAGGCAGGATATTAAGCCCGCCTCTGTATTTATTTTAAAACTACGCTTCTGTCTTGAAAGTTGCTACAACTGATTTGTTTGCGGCGATATTTGCAAGAGTGTACTTGCCTGCTACAATATTTGCCGTAACATCAGTTCCGTTGACAAATAATTTATCAACGACATATCCTGCAGCTGGAGTCAACGTAAACTCAATAGACGAGCCGTTAACTGCTGTCAAGAATCCAACAGGAGAAATAGTCCCGTTGCCATTAACGACCATTGCATTGACGGTATAATATGCCGTGACAGGAGCACCGGAATTATCAACTTTTACGGCTTTGTACCACGCGCCGTAAGCGATTCCTTGTCTCATATCGACTTGCCATTTATATAAGCCATCGAGTTGTGCGGATTCGTGGGCCAAGTTGTTTTTTAACTTAGCTTCTTTTTCGATAGGGTTCAAAATTGCTCTGTTCAACAAATACGAATCGTTCTCGAGATTAAGCATATACCAAGAATAAGGGTCAGATGAAGGATTTACGGCAAATTCAAAATTGCCTGCCCAAGCATTATCGGTTGCATTTATAGTTTTTTTATCTCTTAAATCCTTAAAAACCGACGCTAATTGGGTCGAACATATAACCAATATCTTGATTGTTTTGTTCAATAATTTCTTCCCGCCACCTGCATTTGCATAGAAGCCTGTCATTGCATTATATGCAGCGTCCATATCTCTTGAAACCTGATCTAAAGTATTGCCGTGTCCAGACAAGAGATTGCTCTGACCGGTTGCAGTTCCGTAAAGATGGTCCGTCGCGAAAAAGTTCTTTCCATCAAAACAAACACCATTCGCATTTGTATGACCTGCCTCGAGTAATTGCAAACCTCTCAAAATAGGGTCATCTTTTGCGTTTACTGCGAGAGATTCTATTTCGGAAACATATATTGCTAAATCTGCAACACTGGAAGCTCTTTCAAATTCTGATTCTGTTACTTGGACTTTTTGGCCATACTTATTATTCGTAATGTCTACTTTGTAATGCTCCGGTAAAGTAGATGCGTCAATGGAAGTTCCGTCAGTGACTTGCGCCAAACCCGCAATAAAATTTTTAAATATTGCAGAGCTTGTAGGTGCAAAAGGCACTTTATAAGAAGCGACTAATCCTGCCAATGCAGGATTATATTCCAAAGTCTTTTTTCCGTATGCAACGGTAACGACTTTGTCAAATTCCGCGATGAGAGCTGTGTTTGTTAATGACATAATTATTTATCCTCCTTTTTCGATAAAAACTTTCTTGCATCTTCAATAGTGAAACGCCCTTCTTTGATACATTTAAGGGTTGTTTCGTCGAACTCTCCTGATAGAGCAACATCTTCCGCAGACTGTGCACCTGATGCCTCTCCATGCAATTTTGGCTGTAACTTTGACAAGAAAGCTTCAAGCTCTGCTGCCGTTTTATGCAAGCTAAGGAATGCTTCTTTTTCCGAAGGAAGCACTTTTCTTTCTGCAACTGCTTTCGTAAGCATCTGCTCTTTTTTACTGTTTTCGAGCGCAATTTCTTTCTCTTCTTTTTCTTTCTTCAAAGCTGTTAATTGTGTTTCCTGCTCGTCTTTTACCTTACCGATAACCTCTCTTGCTTTTTCGGCTTCAGCAAGTTTTGTTTTTGCTTCAGTTAAGTCTTTTTGTAAAGACAAAACATCAATGTCAAAATCTTTTCTAAGTGTTAAAAGTAATTCATCTTTCGTCATCTGTTTTTCTCCTCTTTTAATTTTGATATCAATACCGCTGTTTGTAAAAGATTTGCTAGGCATTTCTTTTTTAAGCTGATATTTTTCTGCAATTTCTGTTGTTATAATTTCATCTGCAACGCCATAAGCTATAGCTTCTTCGGCATTGAGATTAAGGTCCTTACCTGACAGATCCCCTTTTAATTCTTCAACTGTCTTTTTTGTAAATCTTGACAATTCGGCGAAAATTCTGTCGTTAATATTTTTTATTTCTTTTGCTAAAGACTCGACATCAGATGCACCGCCTGAGACAATAGTGGTTACCTGCAACTCGTGTAGCATTACCATGCTGTTTTTTGTGCAAAATCTTTTTTTACCTGCCGCGAGAATTAATGCAGCTGCGCTGTCTGCTTCGCCCATGTTAATCGTATAAACAGGGCATTTGCACATCTCTAATAAATCTAGTATTGAAAAAAGAGCCATAACACTCCCACCATAACAATTGATGTACACTTTTATAGGAGCTGTAGCGTCTGCTTTTTCAAAAGCTTTAATTTGCTCAAGGATATAAGGAGTATTGTCCTTTGTAATATCCTCCGTAATAAATAAACTTCTTTCCATTTATTTTACCTCCGCAGTATCGCTGACTTTAAAACCTTTGTTTCCGGCTTTCGCATTTCTGCGTTTTCTCCTGCACTCTTTACATCTCGACGGGATTTCAAGCCCTTTCGAAATAAAAAAGTTTTGCTCTTCGTCTGTAATATCGAACTCTTTTGAACAGTCTTTGCATCTTTTAACAATTGTAGACATACTATTAATCTCCTTTTTAAAACTGCTGTATAGCCATTAAACTTGGAGGCGGTACAGTATCATGTTTGCTCATATCAGGTATTGCTACTTTTCCAAATACCGGAACGAGGAAACTTCTACAGCCAAAATGTCTCGGCGGATAAATCAGCTTATATGCTTGGCCGTATGGCGTGAAAGTTCTACCATTCAGCCATTTACAATATTCTGTTGTTGAATTATCTATTGTCGCGACATAAACAAAATATGCAATTTCAACTTCTTCAGATTTATAAAATGTCTGTTCGCTGTCGTTAAGAGTTTGAACTACCGCCATGTCTGCCTGTGTTTGAATCTTTTGCGATTTAATATATAAATCAACCTTATTGCCTATTTCGGCAATAAGCTCATCAATATCTATGCCGACATCCGGTTTGTTTGCAGTATTCCAAACGATCGCTTCTAATTCTGTAACCTGCTGTTGTGCAAGGTTCTTAGCTTTGTTTGCTACATAAGATTTAAGGACTTTCGGTACTTTGTTAATATCGCCATCCTCAAGCGTTGTTTTCGCATTATAGAAGCCTTCTTTCGAGGCATAAGCTTTCGCATCATCCCAGCCTTTTGATACAAGAAACGAAATCTTTTTGAATAAAACGGATTGATAATTATTTTTTCCAAACGTTATATTATCGAACAATCCGGCGGTACCATTCTTTTTAAGATAAGCTCTTATGTCGGCAATTGCCTTATCGGCTATAATTCCTAAATTTGATGTCATTGTCATCTGCATTTCTTTGCTTAATGAATCTATGTCGCCTTTTCTTTTTGTAGGAGAAAAAGCATTTGTTAATTTAACATCTTTAACATTTGTTATTGTTGCTGTTGGCTGCTGCTCTGCAGGAATATTGGAATTTATTGGAATTACTTCGTCCTCGTCATCTCTCATCTGGAAACCTGTTCTTGTTCTGATCTCATCTTCATCTTTTTTTGTAACCTTGACGGCGCCCATTCTGAAATATTCCTTTATAGCTTCCAATTGCTTCAGTGCCAATGTTTTGTTTAACGTCGGGCATTTTAATTCAGGATATTTATCCTGCTGTCCGAAATTAACGATAACCATTTCCCTCAGCACTTCATTAAACTTTTGTTCGATATAACGACATATTGCCTCTTCCGCTTCCATGAACATATTGAGCTGTATTTCGCCAACAGAATATGATCCTGTTGAGGTCGTTCCAAGCCCCATAAAATTTGCAAGACCGGTATTTCTTATTTTTATGCTCCAAGTCTCGTCCGTCTTCGCAAAAAAGTCAGCTGTTATTGCCGGCTGATGTGCCGTAACTTTAAAATTCGGCGGAGTAATTAAATATGGGTTTTTGCTTGTTGCTATTTTAGTAAGCGCTGTTTCAACAGCCTTGTACTCTGCATCTTCTTTTTTTAAATTTGCAGGATGCTCAACGTGTATAAAGCCTGTAGCCTGCTTTGTGCCGGCTATTCTCCATTTGCCTGTATTAAGCTTCTTGTCCTCAAAAGGCTGATAACAAGGACGTATCAGAGAACGGCCCCAATAATCATCGCCCTGCTGTTTGTATACGAACATTGCAAGATTGTCAAAAGACATTTCAAGATATTTACCATCTGAATATTGTTTGACAATTCTTTTTTTGATGTCGATTTCTTCAATCGTTAGAGGATGTCTAAATTGCAATTCGCAGATTAGATACTGCTTTCCGCCGATCCATTTTTCAACCCAAACTTTTTCGAAATAGACAAACCCGTAAATCAACATCAGAAGAATATCTTGTAATATCTTTGAAAATTTATCAGGAGCTTTCTCCCAAAAATAATCATAAAAGAAATTTGCAATATCGCGGTCTTTTTGGTCATCTGACTGGCTGCGAATTATCCAATCAGAGCCGATGATAGGCGTGGACGTAACCTGCAGAACCATAGAAACATCTGTATCGTTTTGCATTTGGTCATACATTCTTACACCACGCGCACATTTAAGCGTTTGTAAATATTCGTTGCTCCCTGCAAAAACATCTAAAGGAAACGATGTACCAACTGCGACATTATGAGATGTATCAATATTGCTTTCTTTCTTCTCTTCCGGATTCATTAAATTGCTCCTTTGTAAATATCATCTTCTATGTTCGATCCGCCCGACGACACAGAAAGATTTGCGTCTTCATCTTCGCGGCTCATTGCTATCGTCGCAAAGTTGTCAGCGTGGCGAAAATGGTCAGCTCCGAGCTTTACCCAGACATTTCTCTTTTTGCCGGTTTCTTTGTTTTCTTCTTCTTTTTTTGCCGTGTTATAACAGTGGATTGCATACTCTTCGGATACATCTGTAAACGGCAACATTATTTCGCCGTTAAGAATAAGCTCATGCGAAGCGTCCATTGAATCAGTCCTATTTTCTTGCACGATGTATTCATCATTTTTTATATCTTCTTTCCAGTTATAAGCTGTTTTCTGGTCGGTATAATAATTAATATATACTTTGCCCGGGAAACGTTTAGATAACTCTTTTGCTTTTCTTGTTTCAGGCAATGCGTCAATTACGCAACGCATAACGCCACGTTTGATATATTTGTCTAAATCTTCGAATTCTACCTCTACTATTGGATATGTTAATATGATATCGTTCCACCTGCGTTTGAATACGCAGTGTAAATCTTTTCCTTGGTCAACTCCCATGTACAAAGGAGAGGTCAATTCCCAGAAGTTTTTTGGAAATTCGTTTGATCTCAATTTCAAAACTTGTTCTTTCGTTAATCTATCTTTTGCTGATACATAAGCAAGCCCTAAGACTAATCTCGTAAACGTGGCAATCTTGCCTTCTTTAAGCGCTTTATGATATTTAGTGTATATTTCTTTCGGCGTAACATTCTTAGAAAATAATTGCGAATATTGATATCCCGAAACATCTTTATTTCGCGGCATTTTCGCGACCCATTCTCCTGCGCATTTATCTAATTCTTTGCGGCATTTCTTACACGCGAGGATATAAGTGTCGCCTTTCGGTAAGATACATTTCGGGAACGTTTCTTCGAGGCAGTTCCATTCTCCGCAATGCGGACATTTAAGCAGCCAATGCTTTTGGTCTGATGTTATAAATTCTTTATCGATTCCGTATTCCGGGAACGTCGGATTGCTTAAAAATTCTTTATATTTTAGTGTCGAATCGCCTAATCTTTCGTGTGCCATTTCTACTATTTCAGGAGACATTTCATCTAATTCATCGTAAATATTTTTATCGGAAGGGACAGACTTTACTCTAGATTTTGATTTCATTCCTCTGAAATAAATAAAGCGTTTGCCGACTCTTTTCATTCCTACTGTGTCGGTATCATTTATAACATTTGCTATCATTGAATTGTTTTCGATAATCGGAGCAACACGTCCTCTTGAAAAGTCGTTAACGTCTGTTTCTGTCGGGAAGAAATATATGCACCCTTTCGGATATTTATTGTACATACAGGCGTGTATCGCAGAGAATAACGCTTTTGTTGTTATTCCTACCTGCGTACACTTCTTGTGTACTTGATAAGCAGAATTGTCGAGGTAAGGCTGTAATAGATAATTTCTTCCGGCAAAAGAAAACTTTTCGCCGGTTTCAGTATATGCAAAAGCCGTCATAAAGAATCGCAGACTAGTCTCTGCCATTGCGAGCTTCTGCGCTAACGATAAACTCTGCAAGCTGAGACAATCTGTCATTTGGGATTGCACGCTTTACCTCTCCTATATCTACATTAAGATTTTCGTTTCTGTTATCTGTTTCAAATTTATCTTTGTAGCCGTGATTGTTTTTAAGGATAAAAATTGTAATTGTCGGGTTTCCTACGCCCTTAAAACCTAAATCAACAAGCTTTGCTTCCTGCATTGTGTCTGCAACTTTTGCCATTTCGCTTAATTCGCTGTTCATATCGTAATGTTCTACGAGATATGTCAATGTGCTTTTGTGTAAGCCTTTCTCTGATAAAAAACTTACAATAAAAATATTTTGTAAGTCGGCTCTCATCCATTCAATTAATTCAGTAAAGAGCTTTTTCGCTTTTTCGAAGTCCCAAACTTTAGCGTTGTCATTGTCTTTCATCTTTTTTACAGCTTCAGGACTTTTCTTTTTCCCTTTCAGCGCCCGGGAGATTTTATTCTTTGCTTCTTTAGTGTGCTTTTGTGTGTGTCTTGCAACTTTCTTTTTACTTTTCTTTTTCATTTTAAACGCCTTTTATCGGGACTCTTATTACAGGGTTGTAGTCTTCCATCTTTCGGCCTTTAATGCTTTTATGGGAACGATCCGCACAAGAGTCCCTTTTAACAATGTTAGAGCCCCACTTCTTTTGCAATTCCACAAATTGAGATTCTTCGGTTTCTGCATTTCGGTAACAAGCACAACCTCCGGCTTGCTGGCTCTGTTTAGCTTCGTAGAAATATCTGTTAATACGCAATACTCTGCGATATTTGTTTAAATTTTGAATTGTGAAGTCATAATCTTCTTTAAGTGGTAATCTCTCGTCAAAACGGCATTTATTGCTTTTAAGGACTGCTTGAAAAGGGCCTCCGATAAAATTCAAAAAGGAGAAAGGAAGGTTTTCCCTATAACACTGTTTGTCAGGATTAATATTTATGCCCCAAAAATGAGCGCTGCCTAAACTCTTCAAGCTTTCTTTCAACGTTTGCATCTTAAGCGCATTAGCAATGCGGATATTATCTTTATACGGTTTCAAATCTTTAAGTTTTCTTACTTCATACTGCCACTTTATGCCATATTCTTTTTTAGTTTTCATTTTAATGCTCCGAAAACAAAAGATTTTTGACATAAAAAAAGACGCAAAAAAGAAATTAATCCTTTTGCGTTTTTTGTTGACGACAATATTAAGTTTTTAGTACATAAAAAAAACAATGGCATTTTACAGGTTTTCCTTAGTCCCGTTTGCCATTGTTATAATTACTTTCTAATTTCGCTTATAGCACAGTTTTACAAATATGTCAAGAGCTTTATTCAATAAGCTCTGAATCTGTCCTCTTCACGACTTGTTCAATAAGACTTTGCCATTTCTGATGACCGATAACATTTCGGCCGCTTTGCTCATCAAGCGACAATTGCTCCTGCTGCTCTTTTTCTATCTGCTTTATCTTAATACTTTTTGCCGTCGACAAAATCAGCGCTGTTTTAATTGTGATTTCTTCCTGCGTCATCTGCAGGCTGCGGATTGCCTGCGCTATTATTCCGGGATCAAACGGGCTGGCCTGCAATATTTCCATGAAAGTTATCAGCGTTTTTTCGCCAAGATTTTTGCCGTTGGCCGTAAATAATCGGCCGAGTTCTTCAGCTATTATTTTTTTCTCTTCAAAATTCCATTTTTTGATAATCTGTCCGCTCACAGTTTTCCTCCTTAAATTCTTTCCAAAATTTTTGTTCTCGCAAGATTTTTCTTTTCTTCGGCCGTTAAATACGGCGTTAGCGCATTATAATTTTTGACTAATACTCCTATCGAAAAGCTCGAAAGACCGTCGACAAACCAAACCGGCTTTTTGTTTGAAACTGCAGCCTCTTTACAAAGCCTTTCCAAAATGTCGATTTTTACCAACAACTCTTTTTCGTCTGTGTGTTTTAACAAGTCGGCGACTTCTATAAAATCCGTTTTCCTTGCAACATATCGCATTTTCGTCAGCTGTTCATACTTCTGCGAAAATATTTCTATCGCTTGTTGTTGAGGCAGGAGTTTTTTCTCTTTTACTTCTTCCGGAAAAAGTTCTTCAAGTTCAATTTCCTGGCCGGCGGATTTTGGCCGGCTATTTCTTTTGTCTTTAATTCTTTTATCATTATCATCTACATTATCATTAACATCATCATATACATTATCAGTTATGTTTGTTATGCTTTGATATCGTTTGTTATCGTTTGTTATGTCTTGATAACACTTGTTATTTTTGTTATTTTTTTCTTCATTATCAATACTTATTCTTTCTTTTTTACTTTCGTTTTCTTCTTTTTTCCATCTCTTTGTCATGCCGATTTTTCCCGCTTCGGCACGTTTTTTAATAACTTCTTCATATCTTTTATTATCTCTGTCTAATTGCGATTTAATAAATTCAAAAGCGATTCTAACATCCGTAGCAAGTGCTATAACTTCGCCTGTTTCGTTGTATATAAAGATCGCCCGGAGCAATATTCCCAGCTGTTCATCTGCCAGACTCTTAAGTATTTCATAATAATTTTGGTACAGTATAAAACTTTCTTTTTTTGCCATAATTTTAAGCTCCCATTTTTAAGAAAATCTGTTTATCGTTCATCATTTCAAGCAGTATTTTTTTAATTTTTTCCTGCCCGTCTTCATCATTTTGCCGGCCGAATCTTCGAATAATATTTGATATATACGCTACCGGCGTAATCCATGTTTCCCAAACTTCCAAAGATAAGGTATTTCCATTGTTAAATACTCCGCAATAACCTAACAAGCTCATCTGCAGGTATGCCATCTTTACGCAAAGAGAATCTATATCCGTTGCTACAAATATGATGTTTTTTTGCAATTGGCTTTTATACTCTTCCGGGCAAGATTCGTTTATGGCGTTAACAACCGCAATAAGTAAAGAGCCGGCGCCGCATGCAGGTTCGCATATTGATATTATTCTTCCGGAAGAAACTTCTTCTATTATTTTCGGAATATTTATTTGCATTTTTGCGATCATATCCGATAAATGGAACGGCGTGAAGAATTGGCCAACGTGCTTATTTGAGGCTTCAAGACTTTCGTATACTTCGCCGAGAAAATCTTTTACTTCGAACTCTAAGCCTTCAACTAAAATTGCCATATTGGCCGTAAACAGCTCAATTTCTTCTTTTGAATACTTTCCTATAATCCGCATATATTCTGCTTCTCTACGGTCAAAATTGGAAGAATCTACGCCGTTTGCCATTGCTATTGCCATACAAGAAACATTATCCGCGAAAATATCGCGTTGGCTTATGCCTCGTGCCGATATCTTTTCTATATTTTTCTTAAATTTGTTTTGGTATTCATTTAGCATTTTTTTCTCTTTTAAAAAGGGATTTCTTCTTCTGTTTCAAAAAGGTTTTCATCTGTCTTGGATAATTCGAATTTAAACATTGTTTTTATCTTTCCTAAACACATTTTTGTTGCTTTAATGTCTGCCATTGCATCGTGAGCGTTTTCAATATTTATATCTAAAACATTGCATATATCACAGAGCTTTAATGTCGGAGTATCTATAAATCCCCATGCTCTAAACGCCGAAGCTAAAACAAGCAGATCTATGCAATACCAATAAAAAAACGAGCCGAGGTATTTATCTCCGCATTTTTTAGCCCATGAATGTAAAAAATCAAGGTCGAATTTTACATTTTGTCCGGCAACATAAAACTTATCGTTTTTATTAAATTTATCGACATATTTTGAAAGTATTGATATAAATTTTTTGTACGTATCTTGAGGTTTAGGATATGTTTTTAACTCTTCAATAGTACGTCCTTGAATATCAAGAGCTTCTTGCGAAACATTTTCCCAATTAAAAGGCTGGCATTTAAGGTTAAAACTCTCTTTCTCTTCGCCATCTATCTCGATAATTCCTGCTATCTGAATAATATCGTTTTTATCTTTGTCTAAACCCGTTGTTTCTGTATCTAAATAAATTATTTTTGACATTTCTGAGCCTCCCTAAAAAGATTATCTGCAACTGCTTTGGCTTGTTTTAACATCAATTTAAAAGCATCTATATGTCTTAATGTATTATCGTTTTTTGCTTTTTCCAAAGGCATTGATAAAGAAACTTTTGAACAGCTATATATAATCTCTTCAAGCTCCTTAACATACTGTTCTTTTGTTTTGCCTTTCTCCGTATTATGAGGGCAAGTTATTTCGCAAGATTTCCAATCATATTCACAGCCTGTACATTCTTTTGGTTTTTTTACTTGTAAAATTATAAATCTATCTTCTTCGCTTTTGATTTCTTCTTTTGATTGTTTTTCAAATTCATTTACAAAATCTTCATATCCGCAATCATCGCATTTTACGGCAACATCAAGCGTATTGTTTGGGACTTCTGTTATCTTAGAACTTCCGCATTTTGGACAATTCATTTTTCCTCCAGTAATTCAGTCTTGTCATGGATGTCTCCGATGATTTTAACTTCGTAATCGCCAATATTATTTTCAACGCCGCTTTTGTGTAAATAGATGTATGCTGCCTTTCTTTGAGACCATTTAACCAACATAGTTCGTTTAAAAGGAGTGATTACTATATCTCCCTCATAAATCAACCTTTTATTTTCATCTGTTTTGCCAGTACACATACCTACTGTCTCGGGCAAGACCTCAATACAAATAATTCCTCTAGGCATATTCCAATCGCTGAAATCGTCCTGGATAATTATATGTCGATAATCTTTTTCTTTTTTTTCTTCTTCTTTTTGATTTCTTATAGGAGAAGGAGTATAAGGCAAATGCTTATGATAAGCTCCATAAACCCATTTGCCGTTCGCCGTTTTTCCTCTAGCTAAAAATCTGTCGTTATTCATTTTATTCATTCCTTTTAAAATTTTATCGTCCATAAATAAGCAAAAACAACAACCCAAAAAACAAAAAAACATATATAAAAATATTTCATTTATCTACCCCGATCGGCAGATTTTCCCTTTTTGCCTTTTTTACTTTTTGGATTGTCCCACATTGCCGGACTTAATATTTTGCTTGAGGCAGAACATCCTGCCAAAGAAATATATGTCGCATATTTCGTTATTTCTTTTTTTACAAGGATGTCATATAAATATTGTGCAGCAAATGTCGCCATTGCTCTATTAACGAGCAAAGATTGCTCTTCTCGTATTGCAAACTCCGCGCAGCTCAATTTCGGTTTTGGCTGTTTTTTAATTAGCTCCGGTGCCTGAATGTGAGGGAAAGGAATACTACTTATAAGATTTATTGCCAATTCTTTCAATTTGCCTGTTTTTTTTGCATTGCCAAGCAATATTTGTCCTGAAGAATTTTCATTGCCGCAATCAAGCCAATATGTCGTTTTTGTAAATATTCTGCCGTATTCATCTTCGCCGCCGATACCGAAGCCAGCATCCGACACACATTGTGAAATGAACTTACGTGCCTCTGTATTATCTACTGCCCCGACAAAAATATTAATTTTTCTTGGAAAAGCTTCAGATTTGAAAATCTCTTGGACTTTTTGAGATATAGACACTATCTCTAAGCCATAGGCTCTGTTATACCGGAAAGCCAAGACATCGGCCTTGTTTTGCCCGATTTCAGATTCAACGAAATTTTGCCGGCCGACATTTTTCTTTTCGACAATATCATTGTCGATAAAGACAATCTTTATTTCCTCTTTGCTATTCAAATGATATGCAATCCTCGCAATATCTTGAGCAAGGAAACTGCCGGTACCGCCACATCCGATTAAATAAATAGCAACTGATCCTTGAGGAACTAGAGACCGCAACATGTTGAAACCTCCTCAAAAGATAGATTGAAAAAATAACCGTATACGCCTAAAAGGAAAGACATGTCCGTTATTATTCCGTTCTCCGTACCAAATACGCCATATATTCTGAATCCTTGTTCATCTCTATTATCTGTTTTGGAAAAAAAAGCTTTCATGTTAGGATGGGTATGAACTTCAAGAATTACATTCTTTTGCTCGGAGAAATAATTTACTTTTTGGCTTTGTCCTTCCTGTTTTGGATAAGATATAGCATATTGTTGAATATCAACATCAAAATAAATCTGAAAAAACTGTTCTTCATTACCTTTTATTTCTTTAAGAATTCGTTTAAATAATTCTAATGGTATTTTGCCATATTTGAGTTTTATTTCATTTAAAAACAGAGGTTGTAGTCCTCTAATATTAATATCTTTAATCGGCATTGCTATTTTAAACAGATTGTTTTCGGCTCGCAATATGACATTCGTCTCAGACACTATATAATCATAGCCGCATTTTGCTGTGATATCCGGCAATTCTTCCCCATTATAAAAATAATGTTTATGTAAATCTTCCATCATAAAAACGCTCCTTAAAAATCTTTAGAATTGACTAAATCTTGCAGATTATCTTTGCTGTCGATTAACATCTCTTCCGGAAACTTCTTCTTTCCATCTAGCGAAATTAAATAATCTTGCAGGTCAATTTTTTTAGATATTTTTCCGTCGGATAAATCTTTATTAAAAGCTGATTCCCAGAACAAATTGTATGCTTGTTTTATTTCATGTTTTGAACAAGAAGGGAACGAGACAGAACCATGGCATATTGCCCCATTAGGATGTATATTCGGCAAAGGCATATGATATAAAGAGCCTTCTTGCAAATCTTTTATTGCAAATATTTTATAGGTTAGCCCTATCCCGTGAAAGACGTGCGCCGGCACAGGTATCGTGACAATTTTATTCTTTCTCTTTGCTTTTAAATTTATTCTTTTTTTACCTGCAGGAAAATAAAGCAAAACTTCTTCTTCTTTGCCAGTTTTGGCATAAAACAAAGTGTTTAAATCCAACAACCCTGAATTAAAACTTACTCCGGCGAAAGCCTGCTCCAATTCTTCTCCGGAAACCTCTATCGGCTGTTTTACGACTATTCCATGCTCATATCTAACATAGAATATTGAATCTTCATAAAATGCGAGAACGCCTTGTAATTCCTGATCAGGAACTTTATTCAAAATTTTCTTTTCCTTTTTATGTTCATTTTGCATTGCTTACCTCTTTGCGATTTTCTTTTTTCTTTGTTTTATACCGGTTTACAATTTCGAAGTTTTATACCGGTTTACAATTTCGAACAGAACCTTATAAAATTTTTTTTGAAATTTTGAATTTGCTCTTAATTTTCTGACAAATTTTATCCAGCGTTTTTCTTTTTTCTTCTGTTCAGCCCACATTTCAACCAAAGAATCGACATTGTCCCAAAAAACGTTTTCTTGCATCATATCAGGAATACAGTCAATAAAAGGACAACCGGTATTTTGGCAAAGCCTATTAAACAGATAAGTTAAATCTTGCATGAAAGGATTATTGCTGTATCTGCCGCCAGCAACGTCATCTAAAAAACAGCGGTATAAATCTTTTAATTCGTAATTTTGTATAAAGTCTAATACTCTTGTTTTTATCGTTTCGTCAGCAATGTTGTCAATTTCTTCATGGATGGACTCTGCACCAATAAAATCGACAAAAGAAGAATAGTTCAGCAAGATTGTAGCGACAAATTCAGGAGTAGACATTCCAGTTAAATCATCTATAGAAATATTCGCATCATAATTGCCATAATATCCGACCAAATCTATCGGCACCGAATAAGATACCGCTTCTATATCATCAGTATCTATATCCTGAACTGGAAAAAGCTCTTTTCTATTGATAATATCGATAACATATCTTGCTACAGCCGAATATTCAAAATTCGAAATCTTTTTTAATATTTGCTTTTTATAAGGGGCGAAACATTCGGCAGATAAAACCGCCTCGACAAAATCTAATGAATCAATTTTATCTGAAAGAATATTTAGAAATTTCTTAGGCGGTTTTATTAAAGATAATATATTTAATGCAAAAGAGACGTTCATTATATTCCCTCTATTATTACAGCCGAACTTATTGCCGGCTGTAAATGAAGAATTCTTCTATATACATTGCTTTTAAGCGAAGACCTTTCATCTAATATATTCCTTTGTCTTGCCAAAGATTCTGCTTCTTGACGACTTAATGGTCTCTCTTTTTTTAAAAGTTCTAGCGAACACAAATCAATATTCGTAAGCGCATGTAGAGTATCCAACTTATCGACAATTTCCGCAGAAGAAGCGCCCTTTGTGCCTGCTTTTTTAATGAATTCTATGTACCTAACTTCATCTTTTATCGTCGTTTCGGTTGTCGCATTTGAAACTTCAGGAAATGTCGAGGATAACATTGCTATCATGTCTGACTCTTCAATATCATCTCCCGGAAACTCTTTTCCGTCATAAATATAAACTGTTTTATTAAATTTTTCCACCACCTGTATTTTTTTAACCATTTTTATTTTTCCTCCTATTTATTCAAAAAGTTCCGAATCAGCATTATTTTCTTCGGACGCTGTTGTTTCTTCTGCGGCAACTTCTACAGAAGGTTCTTCAGAAGTTTCGTTTTCTGCTTTTTCAGCTGCCTGAAAAAGATCTGTTTTAGGTTTTTCGGCCGTTCTTGATTCTTCTGCTATTTTCTTTGTCGTTTCTGTGTTTACTGCTACAGGAGACGTCTTTTTTGTTTTTTGTTTCTGTTCTGCTTCGAAAGCCTCTAAATCCGCAGGATAAGCAGCTATCGCATCGCTTATGGCCGTATTAATATCTGTCTCCGGATAGTTCAATCCCGTTATAACTTTGACAAACTCTTCTGTATCTTCAGCCAAGGCGATGTGCAATTTCTTTTCTTCTTCTTTAATTATTAAAGTTACTTTGTATGTCGCCATAATTTTATTTACCCCCCCTTTTTTATCTCTTAAAATAGTCATCAATAACAGATTGTGCTTCCTCAAACCCATAACAGATATGGGCCGAATAGCCTCGTTTATTTAAGTCTTCCTGCCATTGTTTCTGCTCCGGAGAAGTTTTCCCTTTTTCTGAAAAAGGAGTCTTCGCCGTTTTCATTTCGATGAACAAGCCGTGAAAATTCTTTCTCGGTTCAAATATCATTAGGTCCGGAGTTCCCTTTTTATACCCGGCTCTTTTTAGCGCCATCATTGTAAACAGTTTAACTTTAACGCCAGCAACAGAAGACGTAAACAAAGATTGAGGATAACGAACGGATAAATATCTTGCGACCATAGCTTGTTCATTATTTTCTATGTGAGCCATTATTCATTTTCTCCTTCGACAAGGTCTGCATCAGCTGCCTCAAGAGTCTTGGCAATTTTTTTGTTCTTTTGGTCTTTCTCTTTTTTCATTTCTTTTGCTGTTTTTACGCCTTTTTTGTTGAATAAATCTGGCTGGTTTCTATCTCCGGAGACAAAGTCGCAAGCTTCCTCGATTAAGAGCTTTATCGTTTTTCGCGATTCATAACTTAACCCATCTGCTACGCCTTTCATATCTTCGTAATTTTTCAGAGGCGTTTGAATCTTTAAAGAGCCTAAGCTCTTTTTAAGTTTCATCTCTCCGCATACGATAATGGATTTAATATCTTCATTCTCATAAGTAATTGCTATTGATGTAACGAATATCTTATCGTAAGAACTAGGCAACTCTGCTATTTCATCAAACACATTTTTTAAGCCTGAAAATGCTGCATAAAATTCAGGTTTTGCTTTCTCATCTGAAGATATTTGACATTTATCAAAGCCATTTTCGTATTTGATGTTTATACTCATTCCTTTAAATCCGATGTAAAAAACTTTCATTTTTCATCTCCGAATATTTGATTTTCCATTTCGGCAATATTCTTGACTTCTGCCATTTTTACGACCTTTGTCCAACGATAAGCCGTTCCTTCCGAATTAACAGATTGCCACCTGTACACGCCGGACATGTTGAAGCCTAACGTTCCTTTGACAAATAGATCTCCGTTCGTAAAATGAGTAAGTCTGTATCCTTGCGAATAAGCTTTTTCAACAAGCGTTTGAAACGCTTTAATAAAATCAGTGTTTGTATAATCAAAGCCGCCGGCTGTCTTTACTTCTTCTTTTTTAGTTTCTTTTGTTTCTTCAGAATTCATTGTTTTTATCCTCTCTCCAATTTGGGCAATCATCAATACAACAAATACCGGCTGTCGGGTAAAATCTCTCCGGATAATTGAAAGTTCCGGACTCGACATATTCCCAATTAACGATAAAATAACAATTGTTAACAGGTGTTATACATTTGCCGTATCCGGAAATAGTTTCGCCTGATCTTTTAAAATTGGCGCAGCTGTAGCACCCTTTGTATTGTTTTTCAACCGGCTTAATATTGGTTTCTGGCTTCATTATTTAAAACCTCAATTCTTTTTTTAAGGCTGTTTATAAGCTCTGTAGTCGCTGCAATCTTCATCTTTAATACTTTCCGTTGTTTATACGTTTCTGTAGTTCCTGCGGCGACATCCGCATGCTTGTCGCTTTTTGTGTCTTCTCTCAATTTAAGCCATATCTTCGAATATTTAATATTCGTATTTGCTAACATATCGCCCATTTTGCCTAAATAAACTGATAGCTCTACAATTATTTGCGACAATTCACGCGGCGTCATAATATCCATTCCTTTATCTATCTTATCGAACAGAGAATCTACAGCCTTAATTGTATCCATCGTTTTCCTACCTTACGGAAATTGAAACTTCCTGTTTAAATTTCAAACCGGGTATTTCTTTTGTATCTTTAATCGCTCTAGCCAAAGCATTCAATTCTTTTTGGCTAACTTCAATTACATTAATGAATAACCCAGTCTCGACAACATATTTAAGAAACGCTGGCAAATCGACAACTTCGCCTTTCCAATTACGAACTTCAGATACGCCTTCTGCTTTAGGCACTTCTTGCACAACGCTCGCAACGCTTTCCATTGTCGCAACGACTGCTTTTTCCTGCGCAATCTCTTGTATGGCTTCAACATCTCCGGCAAGCTCTGCATCTTCTTCCATTTTTTGCAATCTTGCGATTTCTTCTGCTTGTCTTTTCTTTGCTGCTTCGGTTACCTGCCTTGCACGTTCTTCAGCTCTTGCACGTTCTTCAGCCTGAAAAACTGCTATCTTTTTCTTTAGAGCGAGTTCAGCTTCTTCAAGGCGGGTATCTTGCGGCCTAAACCAATCCATTATGGTTTTTTTTGCCGCGTCTAACGGACGTGTTAACTTTTTCCTTTCCTCTTCCAATTTTGCTTTTTGTATTTTTATCTCTTTAAGAAAATCTGCGGCAAAATTAAGAGATTGAATATCTGTAATCTCTACTTCTTTTATTTCGCCGGAAAGTTTTTCTATTTGTTTAACAACAGCTGTCGCCTCTTTAGAAACTTTGATATCTGCCATTTTTTACCTCTTTATTAATTTATTTTTGTTTTTCCAACGCCATATATTTAAGGCACTGAGAAATAATGCGAAATCTCCGGCGTCTGTATACGGCGTAATAGAATATGTTTCGTCAGCCTTCAATTGTACGCCCCATCTTTCAGTCTTCGGCTCATTAATGCCAAGAGCATAAGCTGCCGTCTGTATGGCTGTCGCCGGAGACATTGTCGTTGATGTTTTGATATCTAAAATTATTTTTCTGCCATCAGCTGTGCCGATTCTGTCGATTGTCCCGCAATAGCCATACAAAGAACAGTAGAATTTTTTTTCAATATCAATTGGTACAAACGAATGTTCGGCTTTAAATTTTTTCCAGGCATTTAAGTATGGAATTAAAGGCGCCGACAATGAGCTATAATCGAGTTCATTTTTGTCTTCCAATTCGGTAGTTATGTGCGCCGCCGTTCCGAACTTTAGAGCTTTTGCCATTACCGGAGCAGGCACTGCAGAGAAATCAGTCAAACCTACTTGCGATATGATTTTAGTAACAGACGGCTTTTCTATATCATCAACAAAATATAGATGGTTTTCAGCGTCAAATCTCAATTCCATCGTCATTTGCCTCCGTAGCAGTATCTGCCGCATATACCGTTTTTCCGTTAAAGACTCCCGCTGACCTTACATTGTCAAAAACATGTTCAACACCGGCAACGAAATCATTATCCGTAAACATCCTGATTTCTGCGCCAATTGGGCTTTTATTGCTGTAGGAGTCTATCGTCTGTATTATTGCGATTGTTTTTCCTGATTTCGACTTCGTTTTTCCAACGCTTTTTATAAAGCATTTTACTTTCGAAAGAGGGCTCGACTCTTTTTTTAGGTTTAGGACATCCTGCAAAGAAGAATATTCAGCTTTTGGCTCTTCAACTTCTTTTTGTTTTTTAGGCTCTTTTTTTTCTTCTACGGCAGGTTCTTCTTTCTGCTTTTCTTCAACACTTGTATCAGCTGTTTTTGATTTAGCCTGTGGGACATCAACATCCGGTTTGCCAGGAGTGACATCTATGGACTCTCTAATTCTTTCTGCTTCGTCTTCATCGTATATTCCTGAAATGCCAAAAGCTTTACGGGCACATTGGATATAAGATTTATGATTAAGCATTCTGATAGGCCATTTTTGCCAAGTGTTGTTCGCCTCGTTTTTACATTCAGCCATATATTCATTTGCTATTGTTGGATATTTTCTGTCTTTATGGTACATTTTTGTAGTTATGCTTATAACATTCCCTTTTTCATCTCTATTCTCAATCTGTTCCATGCCATCATAATTCGGCTGAGAATTAACTATGTGCACCCAACCATCAACAGAAACAACTGGAACAACCCCTCCTCCTTTTGCCGCAAAAGCATGAATTTGTTTAAGAATTGGATTAAGTTTATAAGCATTTGCAGTCATAACTGCCGCCATAAAATCCTCATCCGTTAGACAATTTTTAAATGCTGTTTTTTTTAATACATTCTTCAATGTTGCCGGCTCTGCCTTTAGAAAATTTGCTAATTCCTTCATAGGGTCTTTGGAAAGTTCATTTGACATTTTTTACTCCTCCGTTTTTTTTATTTCTGTTTCTAAATCAAAAATTTTAATTTTCAGCATGCGAATCTTGTAAAAGTCTTGCTTCTCCTCTGGAAAACTCACAAAAAAACGAAGCCGTTTTTTTAAAATTTCTAATCTTTTAATAGAGTCCATTTCTTAATCTCTCTTTGTCTATGAGATATTTGAATTTGCACTGATAACAAAAATGTTCTGTTACCGTATTACTTCTTTTAATTACTGATTCCGAATGATGACAATTTTTTACCTCTTCAGGCATTTTTTCCCAGTCAGCAGTAACGCCTAAATCTTTCAAATTTGCTTGATCTCCGGACTTTTTTTCACTTTTCCCCCTTTTTATTTATTTGACAAATTTATTTCTTTGCCGAAAGCCGCTGAATTGCCGATATAAGTTTTAGAGCCATCGGCAAAAACTATCTCCGTGCATTTGCTATGCTCAATATATTTTGTACGGCAAGAAGCAAACAATATAGAACCGCCAAAAAATAATGCGTATGCAATAACAACAACAACGGCTATGAAAACTATTATTGTGATTTTGTCCCTCGTTTTATTGCTTAATTTCATTTTGTCCCTCCAAAACCAAAAAAAGCGAAAATTATGATTAAAATAACGCTGGTAATATGTTCTTTGTTAATTCTTTTTTCGACGAAAAATAGTTTGTTTTTCTTATTTTCTTTAAGCTTTGGTAAAAATATGCTTTCGTACATTTTCGACCTCTTAATTCGTTTTTATTGCATCTATAGTTTTTTTCTTTTTTCTCGTATCCATGACGTCTTCTCCTGTAGTCTCAAGCCAGCTGAAAAAGTCTTCAGATACAAATCTTATTTGCCCTCCAACTCTTAAAGGCTTTGCAAAATTTCCGTCTGCGATTAAAGACCTGACAGTCCTTACCGATACTTGAAGAAATTCGGCAACTTGAGGCACAGTAAATGTCTTGTATTTTTCAAGGTCTGCCATTGTTATTTTCCCTCCTCTAAAAAAGAAATATATGCAGCACTGGCCATTATGCAGTCATATATTGCTTTCTTTATTTTTTTAAGTTCTTGTTTCGTTATTTTCCCGTCAAAGTTTGAATCAATAATTACTTTCGTTGAATTGATTTTCTTTTGCAAAAGTTTTTTAAAATCAATATTTTTTTCTTCTTTAATTGGTATATATACGCCTCCGCACAGCTGGCAGAGGTTTTGGATAATTATTGGATTGCCCGAAAGCCGAGTAAACATAGGGATAATATCGGCCGGCATTCTTGTACCTGAAATTTCAGGATTTTCTGCATATCTATATATTTGTGATTTGCTTAAATTTACTAAGGCGGCCAATTTTTTTGCATTGGTTTTTTCCAACAATTCGGCTACGCTTTCATAAATTTGCATTTATTTGCACTCCCTGCGCGAAAAAAATATATTGCTTTCGCATTTTGAAGCTGCTAAAATAAAAAAACACGAATCAGCAATCTGCATTGCCAACGCGTGTTTAAATTTGGTAAAATTGAAAATATTGGAAAGGGTGGAAGCCTTTAATAAAAGAACGTCGGCAAACGGAACTTTTTTTGCAGACTTGCCACCCCTTGAATTTGATAAAAAATTTTTTTGTTTCATTTTCCGTTTGCCTTTTTCTTATTATTTCTTATAAAAGTTTATAAGATTTTGTAAGATTTGTCAAGTATTATTTTTGTCGTCTATAAAAGGATACGAACAAATGAAAGAACAAGATTTTTTAAAACTATTAAAGACTTTTAATGGCGGTATTTTACGCGGTGCAAAACGGAATCTTTCCAAAAAATTAAAGTGTAGTGAAACTTTAATAACTCATTTTGTAAAAGGAAGACAAAAACCATCAGAAAAAATCATAAAAGAAATGGCTAATATCTTGTCTACTTCCGAAGACAAACTCCAAAAAATTTTTGACATTGGAGACCAAAATATAGTTGCTATAGGAGACAATAACAATATCTCTTATAATCAAATGCAAAAAGAATTAGAACTTAAAGAAGAAAAAATAAAGTTTTTAGAAGAGCAAATAGCATTTTATAAATCCAAACAAGGCGGTAAAAAATGAGAAAAATATTATTAGTTTTATTTATGTGTTTTATTTCAAGCTATGCTTTTTCAGCTAAAGATGCAAACTGGGTTATTAAAAAAGTTAAAGTTGAAGAAGATTCTTTTGCGAAAATAAAAAGAACAATTTTCCCGAAAATAGATTATAGACAAGTTTCCCCTTCAGAAGTTAAAGAAAAAACTGGCATAAGCGTATGGTCATCTCCCAATTTCACTTATAATATTATTATTGTTGAAGATTTAAAGACAAATATTAAAACAATAAAAATAATGACTAAAGAAAATTTATTAAATTTAGCTGGAGATAAAGATTTTCCAAACTATACAAAAGCTTTAGATGCTCAAGGTGTTGAGTTGAACTTTCAAACTGAAGAAAAATACGAACCTAAAAAATATGGTTCTGCGTTTAAACAATCTTATCCATCAGAAACTTTTTCTATAACTATAACAAAAGACTATCTCGAAAAATTCAGAGAAGATGGTCTTGTTATCAAAATATATGGTGAAAGAGAAAGTCCGATTTATCATATATCATCTTTTTATATAGATGGAGTTCTTAAATATTTGGACAAAGCTGATAAATAAGGAATGTTATGCCGCACGTTAGAAAAAGAGGCAATATCTATTATGTCTATTGGTACGAACAGAAGAAACACAAATCTAAACCGGTAAGTCCAATAGAAAAAGACGCAATTGCAGAAGCAGCGAAAATCACATTACGGCTGTATGCGAAGAAGAACGGTACAACGATAAGTAACTATCCTCTTTTAGATTTTATCCAAGAATATATTAAAGAATATGTAAATTACAAAAGTCTCCGCACAAGAAAGAGAGACAAAATAACAATAAACACTTTTCTTACGCTTTGCCCCGAAATTAAAACAGTTTCGGCTTTTGATGATTTATCCCTTAAAAACTATAAAATGCGCAGGAAAGGCAAAGCTGAGGCTACAATCAACAGAGAATTGGGCACTCTTAAGCACATGCAGAAAATTGCTTTTGAAAAGAACTACTTATCCGAAGATGTTTCAAAAAAAACAAAATTTCTTGAAATTGAAGATAATCAGACAGGGTATATCCCCTCTGATTCGGACTTAAAGATATATTTTGCAAATATTTCAGAGCCGATGATTAATGCTTCAATCTTCGGAATGTTAGGAATGAGAGCCGGCGAGGCTGTACATATTGCCCCTGAAGATATGGATTTTGAGGCAAACATCATAAAAATTAGGGCAAAAGAAGAAGACGGCTGGGAGCCGAAGAATAAAACTTCTGCGAGAGACGTTCCGATGCACCCGGATTATCGTAACTACTTTTTTAAAAGATATAAAATCGCAGTCAAGAACAAATATAAATATATGTGCTATTATGACGATGGCAGATGTCTAAACGAAAGCACTCTTTCATCAATTATATATAAATTGAAAACAAAACGATTAAAAGACAAAATAGATCCGAAATTTCATTTTCATTCGCTAAGACATAAATTTATAACTCTAGCCGGGAATGACAATATTCCTTTGATTCAAATTGCCAAAATTGTAGGGCATTCTTCGACCAAACTTACCGAAAAGATTTATTATCATAGCTCAGCAAAAAAGAATCTGGAATCTATATCAAGAATAGATATGCCTGTCAAAATTAAATAA